GCAAGGGCAAAATCACGGTGAAGCTCAACAGCTGCGGCGGCGACCTGTACACGGGCATCGCAATCCATAACGCGCTGAAGGCGCTGTCAGGCACAAAGACGGTGATTGTGGAGGGCATCGCGGCGAGCGCCGCCAGCGTGATCATGTGCGCGGGCGACGAGGTGCGTGTGTATCCCGGCAGTATGGTGATGATCCACGGGGTGGCAGGTCTTTTCTGCGACTACTACACGATCCCCGACCTCAAGCAGGCGATCAAGGGCTTCGACGCGGCTGAAAAGGCCATCGCGGAGATCTACAAGGCGAAAACCGGCACGGACGTCGACGCCTTGCGCGGCATGATGACGAAGGAAACCTGGCTGGTCGGGCAGGAAGCGATCGACCGGGGCTTCGCCGACACCATGCTTGACGGAAAAGAGCAGGACATGCTCATGAGCGCCGACCGGAAGGTGCTGCTGGTCGCGGGCGTGCGCCACGACGTGTCCGCCTTCCGCAATATCCCCAAGAGTATCCCGGTATCCGGCAGCATCACCGCTCCGCAGTCAGGAGCACCCAAAACAACGCCAGCCGCAAGCGGCGGCGGGAAAGAAGGAGGAAACAAAACCATGACACTGGAAGAACTCAAAAAGGATCACCCGGAGCTGGTCGCGCAGGTCGAGCAGGCCGCGCGGGCAGGCGTGACCGCGGAGGCGATCGCCGCAGAGCGCCTGCGCATCAGCGAGATCGAGAGCATCGAGGCAAGCGTCGGGGACGCACAGCTCGTGCAGGAGGCGAAGTTCGGCGAGCGACCGATGAACGCGCAGGAGCTCGCGTTCGCCGCCATGCAGAAGCAGGCAAAGCTCGGACAGGCGCACCTCGCGGGCGCGGCGGCCGACCATAAGGCGTCCGGCGCTGCGGGCGTCGGCGCTGCACCCAACGGCGGCGGCGCGGGTGCGGGCGATGAAGCGCAGGAGCTCTCCGCGCTCGTCGGTACCTACAACGAACTGAAAAACGGAGGGAAGAAGAAATGAGCATCAGAATGAACGAGACCTTCGGCGCGTCGTCCTACGACGGCCTGCTGAACGCGGGCTACCCGCCCGCGGATGTGTTCAGCATATCGCTGCGCACCGGGCAGGGCACCCTCGCACGCGGCTCCGTCCTCGCGCTGAGCGACCGGGACGGGGCCTTTGTTCTGCTCGGCACCGACCCCGGGGAGGCTGTTGAGGCGGCAGCGGCGGAGTACGCGCTGACTTCCGACACGGCGCTCACGTCCGGAAAGACCTACTACACAAGAAGCGGCAGCGCGGGCTCGTACGTCTATACGGCCGTGACGTCGCCTCTGGTCGCGAACATCGCGACCTACTACGAAATGACGCAGGCGGCGGTGACCGCGCAGGACGCGGAAACGCTGCGCGCAAACTGCGTGCTCGCGGACGATACGCAGACCGGCGAGGTGACCGGCTCCGCGGTGACGGCGGTCGCCTATCGCACCGGTCACTTCAGCCGCAACAAGCTCGGCGTGGCGGACGGCTATACACTGACCGCGGCGGACGAGGAAGCCTTGCGCGGGGGCGGGATCCTGCTCTCCGACGCGTTTGAAATGTAAGGGAGGACACCGACATGCCTTTAGACATCTACAGCACCCACACCCTGCTCGCGGCAATCGAGCTGATTCCGCCGTCGCATACCTTCCTGCGCGACCGATATTTCCCCACCAACGACGCGACCGACCTGTTCTCGACCGACGATGTGCTGATCGAGTACCGCGAGGGCTCGAAGAAGCTCGCGCCGTTCGTCGCACCGCGCAAGGGCGGGATTACCATCACCCGCGACGGCTCCCACATGGAGCGCTATACGCCGCCATTCGTCGCGCCGAGGCGCATCCTGACCGTCGACGACCTTAAAAAGCGGGGCTTCGGGGAGGCGCTGTTCTCAAAGCTCCAGCCCGCGCAGCGTGAGAGCATGCTGCTGCTGCGCGACGCGGACGAGCTCGGCGGCCTGATCACGCGCCGCGAGGAGGCGATGGCGGCCGAGGTGCTGCTCACAAACGGCTGCGTGATGCGCCACTACGTCGACGACCTGACGAAATACGAGGAAAAGGAGATCCGGTTCTACGACGAGGCGACGAACCCCGCGCTGTATACGCCGGACGAGGACTGGGACTCCGCGGGCGCGAAGATCCTCGACGACATCGACGCGATGGCGGCGCTTCTGACCTCGCGCGGCCTGCCCGCGACCGACCTGCTGGTCGCGCCGGACGTTGCCGCGAGCATCCTCGCGGACACGACGATCCAGAAGCTGCTCGACCTGCGCAACTACAACATCGGCGCGGTGGAGCCCGCGGCGCTGCCCGCCGGTGCGACCAGAATCGCGCGGCTCAACATCAAGGGCCGCGTAATCGACGTGCTGTGCTATGAGGACACCTACGAATCGGACAGCGGCACGACCGCGCAGTACATTCCCACCGGGCATGTGGTGCTGACCGCGCCCGCCGCAGGCCGTATGATGTACGGCGCGGTGACTCAGCTCGAGCAGTCCGACGGGCAGTTCCACACCTATCCCGGAAAACGCGTGCCGAAGTATCTGAGCGACGCGCCCGGCAATACGCGCACGCTGACGCTGACCGCCTGCCCGCTTCCGATCCCGAACAACAAGAACCCATGGATCGCGGCGAAGGTCCAGTGACGCCGCCACTCAGGAGAAAGGATAAGCCATGATACGAATCATACAGGGCGTATACGGCTGCCGTTCTGCGGCCCCATCGGGGGCCGCGGGCGGCCGTATCCAGCCGAAGACCGCAAAGGACGCACCGTTTACGCTTGACGCCGAGCGTGAGCGCAGACTCGTGGAGCGCGGCGTCGCCGTATACATAACCCCACCGGAGGCGGAGCCTGCGCAGCCGGTAATACCGAGCCTTCAGGTAAAACCGGAAGTTCCAGCGAAGCAGACGGTGCAGACGAAGCCAGTAAAACAGTCGGCGCAGGTGGTGAAGACAGCTCCGGCGGTACCTGCTGTTCCGGAGGACGGCGGGCTGCCCGCCTACGATGCCGGGATGAAGCTTGCAGAGCTGAAAACCATCGCGAAGCTCTACGGCGTTGACGCGTCGGGGATTCCGTCCAAGGCGGGCGTTGTGGCCGCGATCGACGCGGCGCGCGCGGAGGACGAGACGGTGGACGACGACGAAGCGCCGCCCGTACTGGGCGCGGCGGAACCGGTGTGAGCTTATGTGGAATTTCAAGGACATGGTGCGGCGTGACCGCGCGCTGTTTCTCAATCCCTGCGAGTTCGGGGAGCGGCACCGGATCGAGGGCCGGTCCGTCGTCGTCGTGCTCGACGACAGCACGCTGCGTGACCGGCAGGGCGGCGCGGAGCTCGGTGTCGCCGAGAGCACGCTGCTCGTCTACGCGAGAGCCGAGGACCTGCCGGAGCGCAAGCCTGCGGGCTCCCTTCTGAACCTCGACGGGCGTGTGTACCTCGTGGACGACTGGAGCGAGGACATGGGGCTCGCGACCGTCGCGCTCCGTCAGAACACGATGAGCTGAGGTGACTCTATGTCAATTGTCAACAGTATTGATACCATCCGCGACTGGGCGGAGTCCGCGATCTGTGCCAAGGTGCAGCTGAAGCTGCCGTCCGACGAGGCGGTGGAGTCCGAGTACCCGTACACGCTCGTGAACCCCGCGGCGTTCGCGCTGTTCGTACCGGGCAAGGACCGGCTGCCGCCCCAGGTGCGGGCACCGATCCCGTCGCTCTGCGTGCAGCTGCTCGAGGGGAGCGACGCGCTTTTAGAAAGCAGGAGCCTTCTGAAGCTGCGCTTCTGCTTCTCCGCGTGGGACCCGGGCCTCCATGCGCTCGACCATTTCGTGCCGAAGCAGGGCGAGCCGGGCGTCTACACACAGCCGGGCACCGCGGCCTATACGCGCGGCGGCGAGGGCTGGCGCGATGTGTGGAACTTCGTGGATACCGCGCTGCGCGCGCTTGAGAACGCGGAGTACATCGGCGGTATGCGCCTTGTGCGCGAGGAGCCCGTGCGGTTCGGCCCGATGACGGAGCAGGACAGCATTCCCGACTATTACCCGAACTGGTTTGCGTGGGTGAGCTTCACCGTACGGTGCGGACTCACGCGCAATCCGGAGGCATACGGCGACCTGCTGTGACGCGGGCCGCCGTATATATTTGAAACGAGGTGAACACATTGGCAAATGAATACCTTTACGGCGCGTACGGGCATATCGGTGACTCGGTCGCGCAGAGCGCCGTGCAGGCCGGTACCGTCGTGGTCCATATCGGCACAGCGCCGGTCAATCTCGTGCGCGGCTACGCGGGGAGCGATCTGGTCAACGTGCCGGTGAAGCTCTCCAATTCCATTGACGCGCAGCGCAAGCTCGGCTACGCGTCCGACTGGTCGAAGTTTTCGCTGTGCGAGTCGGTCGCCGCGCACTTTGACAACGCGGTCGGCAATATCGGCCCGATCTATGTCGTGAATGTGCTCGATCCGGCCATCCACAGGAAGGCGGCGGAGAGCACGAAAAACCTGACCTTCAGCGCGGGCCGCGCAGAGTTCCGGTCGGATACCGTGATTCTCGACACCATAACATTCGAGGGGAAGACGCTTGATGTGGATTACGCGGTCGACTACAGTTATGCGCGGGGCAGCGTGATCATCACGTCGCTCGTCGCGGCGAGTCCGCTGACCGGCACGCTGGCGGCGTCGTATTACGAGGTCGACCCCGCCGCCGTGGACGCGGAGGACATCATCGGCGGCGTCACGGCAGGCGGTGTGTATACCGGGCTCGGTGCGCTGCAGCTGCTCTATCCCGAGCAGAACGCCGTCGCGAGCCTGCTCGCGGCCCCCGGTTGGAGCGGTACCCCGTCCGTATACAACGCGATGCTCGCGGCGGCGCAGAAGCTCAACGGGCACTGGGACGCCTTCGTACTGGCGGATATCCCGCTTGCGGACGCGGACGACGAGGCGGTGGACACCATCGCGGCGGCGAAGGCGTGGAAGACCGCGAACGGCTATACAAACGAGCGCAGCAAGGTGTTCTGGCCGCAGGCGGCGGACAACACCGGGCGCGTGTTCCATCTGTCCTCGCTCGCCGCGGCGGAGATGCTGCGCACGGACTTCTCGCACGCGTCGGTGCCGATGGAGACGCCGGGCAACAAGCAGATCCCCGTCGTGCGCCAGTATTTCGGCGCGGACAGCGCAAACCGGGGCTTTGACCAGCAGACGGCGAACGGACTCACGAGCGCGGGGATCAGCACCGCGGTATGCTGGGCGGGGCGCTGGGTGCTGTGGGGCGACCATACGGCGGCCTACGCCTACGGCGCGGACGTCGATCCGCGCGCGATCTTCGACGTGTCCATGCGCATGCTGATGCACATCACAAACGCGTTCCAGCGCGAGTGGGGCATGACGATCGACAAGCCGATGACGAGGGCCTTAAAGGACCGCATCCTCAACCGCGAGCAGGAGAAGCTCGACGCGCTCGTGTCGCGCGGCGCGCTGATCGGAAGTCCGCGGGTGCTGTTCCTCGAGTCGGAGAACGCGACGACCGATCTGATGAACGGCGACTTCCGCTGGGATATCCCGGTCACGCCGACGCCGCCGCTCAAGAGCGCGACCGTCTACGTCGCGTATTCGGACGCGGGCTTTGCCGCGTACTTTACGGAAGGAGCTGAGACGGCATGAACTGGCTTGATCTGAACGGCCCGATTGTCGCGGATACCGTGTACTACGACGGCGCGCTTTCGGCGAAGGACGTATCGCTGAGCCTGCCCGCCGTTACACCCACGACCTACGACTACAAGGCGATGGGCACCATGTCGCTTCCGATGCTCGGTCAGTATGAGGATATGGAGGCCACCATCACGAAGATCGGCGTCGACCTCGGGCTCTCGCGCATGATCGCACCGAAGAGCGGCACGCTTGAGGTGCGCTGGGTGCAGGATACGTTGGACGCGACGGGAGCCGTCAAGCGGCAGGGGTGCAAGGCGTTCCTGCGCGCGGTGCCGAAGGGCCTGCCCAGCCTCGGGCTCGAGCCCGGCTCCGCGCCGGAAAACGAGCTCGCGTTCGCGGTTACGCGCTATCAGCTGTTCGTCGGCGGGGAGGAGTTCCTGCTGATCGACCGGCTCGCGCAGATCGTGCGCATTATGGGCGTCGACTACTATACGGACATCGCAAGCCTGCTCTAAAAGCGGGCTTGCTGGACTTTTGAAGGGAGAACATATATGAAGGAAACCTTAAAGCTTGCCAAACCGATCACGGTGAACGGGCAGACCGTGCAGGAGCTGCCCTATGACGCTTCAGAGATCACCGCACTGCAGTTTTCGGAGGCGGAGGCGCGCAAGCTGCGCGCGACCACGCAGAAGGCGGGCGGGTTCGCGGGCGCGATGGAGATGGACTACAGCCTGCACCTGTACCTCGGGATGATGGCGGTTGTGGCGCTGAACCCCGCAATCGACGTCTCGGACCTTGAGCGGATCAAGGGGCAGGACGTCATGGCGCTGATGAGGATCGGGCGAAATTTTACCATTTCGAAGTCGGAGGAACCCTCCGGGGAAAGCAGCTCCGAAGGGCAATAAGGGAATACGCGAAGGTGTTCCACACCTCCGTCTCCGACCTCGAAGGACGGCGTCTGACCGCATTCCTGACCGACTTCCGGGAGGCGGCCGAGGACGCAAAGCAGGAGGAACAGCGCAGGGCGAAGAAGCAAGCGCCGCACCATAAGCCGCGAAAGCACGGCAAACGGAGGTGAGTAATGGCAAACAGTAAGGTATTACAGGCGGTCGTCGATATTGCGGGCTCTGTCGATCCCTCGCTTGCGAAGGCGGTCGACGGGGTAACGAAAAAGCTCGGCGGCGTCAATCTCAAGGCGCTGGCGGTAGCTGGCGCGGTAGGTGGTATTGCCGTCGCGACCGGCAAGGCCGTATGGAAGGCGGGTGAGTACCTGCTCGACCTGGGCGGCCGGTTTGACAGCGCGGCCGACGCGATCCGCATCGGTACGGGCGCGACGGGCGACGCGCTCGACGCGCTCAACGCGGACTTTGAAGAGGTATACAAGAGCGTGCCGACCACGATGGCGGACGCGTCGAAGGCCGTCGCGGACTACAATACCCGGCTCGGTCTGACCGGCGAGCCGCTGCAGGGGCTCGCCGCGCAGGCGATTCAGGTGACCGACCTGCTCGGCGAGGATCTGAACGCCGTGCTCGAGGGCTCTTCGCAGGCGTTCCAGCAGTGGAATGTCGACGCGGACGAGATGTCGGGGAAGATGGACTATGTGTTCAAGGCCTCGCAGTCGACCGGCGTCGGGTTCTCCGACCTGATGGGCAGGCTGCAGCAGTACGGGCCGCAGCTGCAGGAGCTGGGCTATTCCTTCGAAAGCGCGACGGCGCTCATGGGCCAGATGGAGAAGGCGGGCGTGAATACCGACGAGGTACTCGCCGCCATGAAGAAAAGCGTCGGGACGCTGGCCGATGAGGGCATCAGCGCGTCGGACGGCCTTGCCATGTACTACGACGCGATCAAAAACGCGGGCACCGCCGCGAAGGCGACGGCGCTCGCAAGCGAGATCTTCGGCAGTAAGGCGGGCTCCACCATGGCGGCGGCGATCCGGGACGGCTCGCTCGCCGTCGGGGATCTGACCAATGAATTGCTGGGGAACGGCGAGACCATCGGCACGGCGGCGGCGGATACCTACGACTACGCGGAGAAGATGCAGATGTTCAAGCAGAAGGCGGAGGTGGCGCTCGAGCCGCTTGCCAATACGCTGTTTGACTCCATCAATTCGGTGATGCCCACCATTGAAAACGCGTTCAACGACCTGATGCCGATGCTGCAGAGCTTTGCGGAGAACGCAGGCCCGAAAATATCCGACTTTTTAACGAATGTCGTAAACGGGCTGACGTGGATGAAGGACAACTGGGAGCTCATCGCGGCGGGCGCTGCTGCCATCGGCGCTGGGTTTGTCGCCTGGAATGTGGCGTCGGTCATTACCTCCGTCGTCAAGGGAATCCAGGCGTTCAAGAAGGCAAACGAGGGCGCGACCATCGCGCAGTGGGCGATGAACGCCGCGCAGTCCGCGAACCCGATCGGGATCGTCATTACAGCCGTTGCCGCGCTGGTGGCCGGGATCATCGTGCTATGGAACACCAACGAAGACTTCCGGAACGCCCTGATCGGCGCATGGGAATCGATCAAGGCCACGGCGCTCTCTTTGTGGGAAGGGATCAAGGCGATTTTCTGCAATGTGATGGAGGGGATCCGGCCGGTCGTTGACGGCGTGATAGGCATATTCAATTCCATGATCGACTGTGTGAAGAA